CCGCGAAAGCGCATGACTCTCTCCTCAATTTTCATTAAGGAAGGAGACCCTCCATGACAACTCTTACATCTCACCGCAGAGGCAAAACACCACCTAGGCGGCGCCTTGTCAAAGGCAAGCCCAAGCTTGGGGTTAATCAAGCTCGGAGTTCCCTCGTTCTAGCTATTCAGCTAGCAACTGGGTTAGACGTAAAGTCGCTTGTCCACGATTATAGTAACATCGTAGACACATGGGTTAAGTCTAGAGGTATCCTTAATTCAACCCAAAGGTTGAAAGAAGTTTACACGCTAGCCTTGAACTCCATGGTAGGTTCACCCTCAGTACCTGAGAAGAACTGGATCAAACTAAACAAAAGGGGTTTTCCCCAAAAGTTCAGTTTCCTCGAAAAGTTTTACCTTTCCGGGAATGATCAAGAACGGCCTGCACGAATGCAGGCTGTCCTGTCAGTTCTTAACTGGTACAGAGGAATGAAAGCGCCAGGTACACCCGATCTGTCCACCATTACTGATGGACCGATCGTGAGTATACCTCAAGATCTTATAGATGATATCGTCATACAGGGTGCCAACCCTGCTTGGGCGATAGATCTAAAAGACCTTCCCACGGCAGAAATGCTCTTAAGATACAAGCAAGGGCCTAATGGTCAGACTACCATTAATGCCATGCTTGACTTAGCAGCTCTTACCCAGACGTTGGCTACGTCTGTTGAAAGTCTACTAAGTTCTACAGGGTCTGAGGGACGACAAATCTCCCAGACCATGAAGATGTTCTTAAGCAAGGTCAAACCAAAACCTGGTAATCTCCACTCCAAACTCTCGATCAAAAGAGAGGGTGGTGGTAAAGACAGAGTCTTTGCCATGGTCGATTACTGGTCTCAGGTTGCCTTGAAACCTTACCACGATCGCCTATCGGCTATTCTAAGGACAATCCCTCAGGATTGCACCTTCGATCAGTCGAAAGGAGTTGAGGAAATGCTAAAGTGGTCCCTAAAAGGAACCAATTCTAGCATTGATCTATCCTCAGCTTCAGATAGGTTCCCTTTAAGACTACAAGTAGCCCTATTGGAAAACCTAACTGGAGACCGTGATTTGGTTGAGCATTGGAGAACCGTAATGGTAGACCGAGACTTTCGATATCGCAAACGCGATTACCGTTGGTCTGTAGGTCAACCATTAGGATCGTATAGCTCCTGGCCAGCTTTTGCTTTAGCACACCATTGTCTGGTGCGTTATTGCCATAAGCTGACCGGGCATCCACTAGAATATTACTTACTAGGGGATGATCTAGTTATACGAGACCCCGAAACCGCAGCTGTTTACCGGAAGTTACTCGGTAAACTTGGAGTAAAAGTTTCAGAAAGCAAAAGTCTCACAGGTGAGACTATTGAGTTCGCGAAACGATTATTCCACCGCGGAGTAGAGGTTTCTCCGGTTCCGGTACCAATGATACACGCAACAATAAAAGACCGAGGTCTTCTATCAGAGTGTGTATCGAGACTTCTACAGAGGTCATCGATCTCTGGTCAGAATCTCCTGGTGCAGGAATTCTCAAAGAACTGGGCCATAACTAATGGCCTAGCCGTTGAGAAAACTCGTGTACTGTGTGAATTCTCCCTACTTCGGTTATTACCGGAATGGGGTACCCCTAGAGATACTAGCCTCAATTTTGAGGGTAAGGTCTCATGGGGTCCCATTGTACTGCCTCAAGAGGCAATAGAATGGGTCCACACATCAGTCAAGTTTAGGTACTTGCTGATACAGTACCGCACCTTATGGAACGCTCTGGGAGCAATACCCAAAACGTTACAGAAGGTGGAGTTGCCTGGTACACCTACCAGTCTGAAGAGGCTGCATCCCATCTTTCTGGCGAACGAAAAAGTCCGAGAGGACATTGATCGTGCGACCAGAGAGGTTAGGGATTACCTAACAGCCCCTCCAGGGAGTCCTGTCCCTTTGCCAAATCCCTCAGTAATGTCTCTTACCGGTATGGTTTCCGGTTCGAAATCATTATCGAGGCATAACACAAAGGTAATCGAAATCACGTATATGGTGTGTCACGCCATATATGAGAAATCGAAAGGGCCCATCAGCGACACGCAAAACTTAAAAGAAGTTCTGATCAATGATTCAGATCGACTAATAAGTGAGGCACTCGCGTTACACCCAAGTACTAGACGAATTATCTAGGACCCAGGGGACGGCGGACGTACCTC